ATGTTTTATAATTAGAATTATGATTTATTAAATATTTATCTCCTGCAATTCTGAAAGAAAAATATTCAGTAAAATGCAAATCATTCAATGCCTTATCTGCTAAACTTTCAAATGTAGACACTAAATCTTGAAAACACTTTACTTCTACATTATCTGTTAAAAATTGACCATTCATTCTTTTCAATTTTGTAAGTAGCCATTGTATCGTTTGACGATCTTCTCTATTTCTAAATTCTTTAATTGAAATTTCTTTTTCCGTAATAATTTTGGCATTGTAAAAACCCAATCCATTTTTAATATCGTATGATAAATTCTTCAGATCTTCCAAAAGCTGAAGAGTACTTTTTATCCTGTGTTCAACTCTCCAATCAGTAAATAAAACGAAGGCAGCAATTGGAGCAAGAAATGCTGCGCCTATCGTGAATGCATCTTTTAAAACATCATAAGCAAGTTTTTTATCCAGAAGGTACTGGTGTAGTGGAAATGAACTTAGTATAAAAAAACTGATCAATAAGTAGCCCAATACTCCACCACTAACAAAGTAGCCAACTCTTTTGATTTTATCTTCTAATTTTTTTCTAGCCATATATCCCCCTATTTTAGAAGGATATTAGATCAAGTATTTAAACCTTCCTCAACTGACATTTCCAAATAGTAGAGGCTGGATCCTGTTGAATATGAATTACTCTGAATGAGCCCAAGACTGTTAACCACTCATCATCAATCTTTGGCTCTTTGGTAACTTCATTCTGCAGCACTGTAGCCTTTTTATCTGTGGCCAGTACTCCAAGTGTTTGGATCTCAAATTGACTGTATGAGCCAAACAGAACGCCACGGCCAGAATAATTTTCTTTAACCTCAACATAAGTTTCTGTCTTAGGATCCCAATTCGTTTTAGAGATCCGCTCACAAGTAAATGAATGAACGGCGTCCGCAAGATCATCATTAAATGCTTCAGCAATGTCTGCCTGAATTTCGTCACGTAAGCCCATATCATGCCCTGTAAAGTGGTATGCCAAAGCCATTAAAACTTGCATTTGGATCTTTCAAATCAAGTGAATCAATAAAATCAATTGCTATCTGTTCAAAGCTAGAAATTGCTTCAGATCCGTCTTGATATTCTTTTTCTGACTCAACAGAATCAGCTTTAACTTTCTTACGCTTCAACTGCTGGTCTTTGCCGTTATAAATTACCTTGGCCAGAATTCCTTTGATAATTTCACATGCAGCATCTTTAAGAAGTGGATCAATTGGATCTGGTACAAAACCAATCCGTTTTTTCATCCAGACATTTGCCAGTTGAACCAGACGAGCTTTATCACTGTCTGGTGCAAAATCGCTGCCCAAAATTGAATTTGCGTCATCTACAGTTATAAAGCTCATTGCATTATTCCTTCGGGATTAATTTTAGAAGTTCTGCTTTTGTTGCAGACGGCTTGTAACCAATGTTTTTACTAGCCAAATATTCTTTTAATTGATCATTTGACCAGTTTTCAAAATCATTAGCTGCCGTTTCTGTAGCTGAATTTTCTGCCGCTTTTCCAGCTTCTAATTCAGCAATACGTGCCTGCATTGCAGGAATATCGTTTTTAAAAGCTTCAAATTCAGCTTTAATACCGAGAACTTGAGCTTCAGCATCTTTGAGAGCTTTATCTGCTAAGACTGCTGCATCTTTTAAGCGTGAATTCTCAGATAACAATTCTGACTGGTTACCACCGGCCTGCTCTAAGATGGCAATTTTCTGCTTAAGCTGAGTGTTTTCTTCAACTACCTTTTCACATTCAGCTTTTGCATCATCAATCACAGCTTGAAGTTCAGGGGTGACTCCTACCTCGACATTTACCGTGGCCATAGTCGTTTTTTGTGGCTCTTCCAACTTACGAACTTCAACTGGAACTTCTAAAGATTCGTAATCCTTTTGAATCTTTGGATAATTACCGTAAATAATTACCTCTTTTGCTTTCAGATTTGGGGTTTCATAATAGTCAGGGTTAGCAATAATGCCCGTCTCTAATGCAGCAGCTGCTGCAATGCGTGTATAGATAATCTTCATGGCGCTTTTCTCTTAATAATAAAAAAGAGGGCTTATTAGCCCCCTTAGATTTTAATTTTTAGGTTTTAACCAGTTGTCGCTGTACCCGATAAATCAAGTAAGGTACCTGCTGTCATTTTGTTGCTGGTTGCATATTTGATCCAGTTAGCGCTTGAACCAAGTAATGTAAGGTCAGGATTTTCACCTTTCGATGTATCCCAACTATAACCAAGAATATCTAGGTTAAATGCACCTTCAGCACGCATACCGATTGCTAAGTTTTCTTCATCATTGATGTCATAAGCTCGGAAGCCCGGTACTTGTGATTCAGTTACAGTGACAGCGCCATACTGCAAACCAAAAGCATCGTTATCCCCTACAGCATCAGTCACCAAGACTGGCTTACCTAATGTACCGGGTAAACCACCATAGATAACGATTTCAGATTCACCATAAATTTGCTTAGTGATTGCATCATCGACAATATCGAAATATGTATCTGAGTTCATCACCCATAAACCAATACGGCCAAACTTATCACCAAACTTTCGCATACCACGAGTTAATGCTTTGCGGCCGTCAACAACGATACTCCCTTTCGCAACCATGTCGGGATTGCTAGAAATAGCAGCTTTTAAAGAAGCTAAGCTGTACTCTAAACGTCCTGCAACCAATGCATCTGCAAGATCGTAACCAACAACCATAGCAAATTCTTCTGGTGTACGAGCACGGCGCTTAAATGCCTCTTCAGTTGATGCATAAGGACCATATTTATATGGAATTTTTACACCTACAGACTCACCTGCACCGATTTTTTCCGGAGTTACTTTTGCATTGGAGTTCACATCACGATGTTTAATGCTACCACCAACTTTGTAGAATGCATTTTTATTGAAGTCACCTTGAATGATTTCATTACGATAAATAATCGCACCATTGGAAGCTTCATTAAAGACATTCAAATTGTCTTGTAAACGTTCTAAATACGCTGTTTGGGCCAGTTGGTTGTAGATGATCATGTTGGAATTAACTGTCGTAGTCATAACTACTTTTCTCCAAATATTTAATGATTAGTTCGGTAGTTTTAGGAAGGCATCATTGCCATGTTCTTTGATGTAATCTGCTTTCTGAGAAACAGACATTTCACTGCGTTTCATTCCTGTAGGTGCTCCACCTTTGCCCCCACCTTGAAAACCGCCACCAGTTCCTTTACCACCTTTAAGAATTAAGTCTTTATGCTGGTATCCACCAACCAATGACTCTAAAGCTTCATCAACATTTGCAAGTTCACCCGGGCGGACACGTGAATAAATCTTTTCGCCGTTCGGATCATATGCAACCACCTTGCCTTCTTCGATTTTGAAGTGATGACCAAAGGTTGCCTGAACCATGTCCACAGGTACTGCAATGTTGTCTTGAATGTACTTAGAACGAGCAAAACCACCGCCGATAAGTTCTTTATGTAAAGAGGCTTCTAGAGCATCACGTTGCTCAACAATCGGGGCATATTTTTCCTCAACTGCTTTGATAGCTTCAGCTTTAACTTTCTCAACTTCACCGGCATCCACCAGCTTTTTATCGTCGAGATTTTGGATTGTTTGTAATGCCTTTTTAGCTGCCGCTGGGTCTTCAATTCCTTCAAAAGCTTTTAATGCTTTTTCGGCTGCTTCTTTGGCTTCACGATGTGTTTTAGCTTCATTGTTTAAACGTGCAATTGTTGCTACCGAATGAGGTGCATCATGTGGCATTTCTTTGCCATCATCATGAATATAGATCGGCTTATCACCGTCTACTTCCGCATAAACTTTACCGTCGATTGTTACTGTTTTAAGTTTCATTGGTCATCCAACCTATATATACAAAATGGGCATCCGCCCGGATTCACCGTCCGCATCCGCATCTGGCAGGCATTAAAAAAGCGCCCCTAAGGACGCTACATTTCGATTGAAATCTTAGAAATCTGTTGCAAATAAACGGTAACCTTCTAGCTCCCAAAGTTTATTTTCAGCTGACTTTTCTGCATTTCCACGAGCCATACGCTCACCAATTTCAGCATCAAAGTTTTCAGCATTTACACATGCACTAAAACCCGTTGCTAGAAAAAACTTTCCATCTAAAAATGCATGAACAAAAGTAGATGTCGTGCCTCCGGGGCGTTGCTCAACCGAATAAGTCACACGATCCATTAATGCATCAATTTGCGCTTTGGTTACTCGGGGTGCCACAGACTTTTCAGCTAACTCTTGCTCTGTTACTTCTTTGCTCATTTTAATACTCACAAAAAAAGCACCCGAAGGTGCTATGGTTGAAATGTTATTTAGCGTTTCCGCTTTAAGTAATCTTTAAAATGTTTGTTTCTTTGCCAGTAAATAAGCCCACTAACAATAAAAATAGAAACAAAGATGAATTCTGGACTAATACTCACAAGCCCAACTCCTTAAATGTCTGTTCATCCAACTTACGAAGCTGGTCTAATGTGTACAGTCGCCCTTCTGGATCAAAGAACTTTTCGAAATCATACTTCCCTTCCTTGTAGAGCTTGTAACGCTTCGGCCCTAGCCACTCTTTTTGGAAGAAGTCATCTGTCTTTTTGAAGAACTCTTTAAATGTAGTGTTGGCATCTAGCTGCCCTATTAATTGGCTTCGCTCATCTTTTGGAATGTCCTTCACTCTTCGCTCATCCATCACATACGGGCGTTCTCCAACTAGCTCCCCGTCCTTCTCAACTGGTACGAGAATGCTGCGGCAATTAGGATGTAACGGCGGTACACGCTTTGCAGGATCATTAATCGCCCACACTGAACCATCTAATGAAGCGCAAAGCTTAGAAGTTCGGCCATCTAAAACGCTAACAAATCGGACATATTCAAAGCCAATTTGGTTGAAGCTATTTAGATAGGCTTGATTGGCTACATGGCTCCGTACAGTTCTTACGGTACGTTCAATATCCGTCTTGGTACCGTTTAAAATGCCATCCTCATAATTCAGCCGTTTGGTACCACGAATGCGCTGAACAATTTCTTGGTTAGTTTTGCCTGAATTAATACCATCTCGAATTGCATACTCAACCTTTTGACGGGCGCTTTCAGCAATTCTTGAAAGCAGATCATCGACAAGAGCGCCACCTGCCAACGGAGCTTTTTTGGCGGATAAAAATAGTTTTTCCCCGTCAGGCTTATTAATTTTTGCTCCATAGAGCTTGGCTACGTAATTAGCCTCATAAACAGCCAGCGCCGTAGCAGAAACGGCAAAAGCTTCAGGTAATGCTAAATTAACACTGGCAAACCATTGGGAAATCAAATCCCTAATTTCCCTTAAGTTCGAAGTTGTATATTTACCACCAGCTAAAGCAACTTTCTCCGACTCATTAAGCTCATCCAATAAATCCCGAAGCTTAGAAAGCATCTTGCTCGTATCATCATTGAATAAAGCCAATAGCTCATTTACCGTTTTCGATGAAGCACGATAAAGGTAGGCCTGGTGCTGAGTGAGTGCTTCAAATAGTTTTTTGATATCTGTTGCCATCTCACTCTACCTTTGATTTAAAGTTCCATCTTGCTCTGCTTCAACATTCTGTAGCTCTTCTTCATATTTTTGTTTAGGGAACATACCTGTTTGGTTGTATTCCCACCATGATTTAAATGAAGATCGGCCTTGTAAAGCTGCTTCAAATAACTGTCTAGCTAACTCAGCTAAATAACCTTGCTTGTTAAATTCCTGACTAATTTCAAATACCAATTCGTCCTTAGAGAGAACATCAACATCTGGCATTACAAACTTTGCTGCCCATCGTAATGCTGCTGACAAGGCTTCATTCATATTGACTACACAGAGCGAAAGAACTGAATGCTGAACGGCGTCATCGCTATTCGCTTCGGTGGCGGTCTTTTTACCCGCAGTACCCTTCTCAATTAAACGCGCCCCCATCTCCTTCATTTTTTCCCACTTATCTTTCATCGCTTCTCGGGCAAGAGTATTAGGGTCGGCTTGAACAATTCCTAATCCACCATTTTCAGGTAAAGGCAAAAGAACTTTCGCGCCAATATAGATGCCACGTTTCTTCGCTTGGTCATACCACTCCCAATTAACACCTTTCGCATAGTATTGAGGTTGACCCATAAAAAAAACGGACTCTTGAAAGTCCGCACTGTCACGATAATGGGCTAAATTGAGATTGGCCAAAGGAAGTAATGGCGGCTTCTTAATCTCTTCAGAATTATCATTGGCTCCTACAAAGGTAAATGGAATATAAGTCCAAAAATTACCATTATAATCCGTTGGAAATTTCTTCTCTCCACCAAGCCAATTGCCCTTTTCTCCCTTTGTGTATACCTGTACTGAATAGATATATTCCCCATTACCCTCTTGCTCTAAACGAAGTACACGATATTGGTCTTGTTCGGTTTTACTAAAGCCATCAGCACCGCGCTCAGACCTAAATTCACGGATAACCACGAGACAAAGTTTTTTTTGGTTATCGACCATTACTGAATCCCAATTCACTACATCTATGGCATTCAATAAATGAATCATTGGATAGGCTTTTTGCGCTTTAAATTCCGCGAGATTGCGAGCTGGTAATACATCCGGGTAATCTACATATAAAGCACAACGATAATGCTTTAATAAATGGCGAATACCATTTTGAGCCAATTGATAAGTACTAAGACCAGCACCATTTGCATTACGTTCTAAATGAGCAAGTTCCGGAGGAAATTTAAAACTTGGATCGGTTGCAAAAGCTGCACCAACTAAACTATTAGATGTAGTCCCCGTTACTTCATAAAAGACTGCCCGAGTACGATAAGCCTCATAAGCACTTTTATTTGCAGGTGATTGATCATGAGCATTTGGCATCGGCAAATATTTTTCACCTTTAGCCTTAACTGCATCTTCACCTTCACAAACATCATCAAGTTTTTGCCAGTATGGCAAGTTCTTAACATATTCAGCATGTTGAAAAGTTACATCACTCATCGAGCAAATCCCATATCAGCAAAAAAGGCTTCAAAACCTTCATGTAATTCATTAAATGCATCTGAGGCTGCATCCACTTGGTCGTCATGTGTGCCATTAGGAAAATGACGAAGCTCATCAATAAAATCCTTATTCCATTCACCTTTGAGCATTCGTACATTTCCTACGTTAACTTGGGCCGCAAATGGTTGTGCCCGTGTGAGCTTGTCACCTGAAATTGGCTTAGCTATCACGCTATAACCCGCAAGAAGCTTCACAAATGAACTAGCTTGAGATTTACCAGCTTGACCGGGATCTTGTGGTAGACGCACAGAAACTTTTTTCCCATCTATTTTTGCTGTTTGTTCTAAACGCTTATTCACATTGTCTGGGCCAAGCTGTCCTCTTGTCACATCGACAATGTAAGTAAAACCATCTGCGCCTAGAGCTTCTCGCACACCTACTGTAAAGTCACCTTCATTTTCAGTTGCCCCAAAGTCCCAAGCCCTAACTTGTTTCAATACATCTGCAGGCAAAGCCTCAACAATTTGGATATTGTCAGGCTTAAAAAAACCGCCTGCTGGCGGTGATGGCATTTGTCGGTACTGCCCGGCAAATACATACGGTGCGGCTTGCTCCATTAGCCTCAATTTTTGAATATTGTGTTTTGCTGGCCATAGTGCGGATCCGTCTTCCTGAATAGCTGAAAGACATAGATGCTCCCACACTTCACCGTTACCACCAGCTACAGGAACGCCGTCTTTTCTATCACCTAGCAACCATCCAGCTAAATCATCTTCATGAAGACGCTGCATAATGACAATAATTGGCGTTTCCGGTGAGTTAGTACGAGACTCGAGAGTATTTTGGAACCAGTCAATTACACCTTCACGGATAGTTTTTGATTTGGCTTCATCGGCCTTATGCGGGTCATCAATGATGATGCAACCACCAAAGCCTTCACGCATTTTGCCTGCACCAAAACCTGTAATGGTACCGCCAGTACCAGTCGCATAGCAGACTCCGCCTGCATCTGTGCGCCAGAAATCCTTAGCTTTACTATCCTCACGTAACTTAAGATCAGGAAAGACCTTTTTATAAGCCTTTTCTTGAACCATATTACGAGTCTGAAATGCATTATTTGCGGCAAGCATTGCCGAGTAACTGATATGAATAAACTCACAGTCTGGATTCTTACCAAAACACCAAGCCATGAAATTAATTACAGCAATTTCAGTTTTAGAATATCGTGGTGGAACGTTAATAATTAACCGCTTTATCTCTCCGCGATAAACTTTCATTAAAGCTTCGCAGATTTCTAAGTGGTGCCAATTTTGCATCCATTTATAACCACGGCGCTCCTTAAACATGTACCTTGTGAAGAAATATAAATCTTCTTGCGCCTCGATCCGGATGGCTTTATCCCGAGCCGCATCAGTACTCATCTAAGACTTCCCTCCGCGCTTTTAAGTAATCTTCCATTGGAACTTGAATTTCAGAATTAACTGTTTGGACTGGTCCGCCGTCTTTGCCTGTAATTTCTTGGCGATTAGTAAATTGACCACCAATGTCTTTAGCGGCTTGCTCAAGAATTTTTAAGGCTGTTTTGACGTTTCTAGTCTTCTCAAGTTGTCTTTGGTATTGCTTCAATCGGTAGTACTTATTGGCAATAGGAATATCAATTAAGCCTTTATCAAACTCATCTCTGGTTTTTTCAAATAGTTCGACATACTTTTTGCTTAAGTTCTTACCAGCAACCTTTGTAGGGTCATAAGTTGCAACTTGAACACGATCTATATCAACGCCAAATTCTTGTTTTACGAGTTCAGCTACTTCTTGAGGTGTATCACGACAAGCAAGAGACTGAACTATAAAGATTTTCACAGGCTCTTTTAGTGTCGCCATAACTTCCTCATCGTATAACTACGTATAACAAAATGGGCAAAAAAAAGAGCCATTCGGCTCAATTGATTACACAGTTTCCGCAGCATTTTGAAATATCAAGATTCGAAACAAACGGCGGATTTTTTGCGACTTCAATAAGTCGCTTAACATTTTTGCTTGGTCCATAACGTTTAACTACGCCAATAAACTCTTCAACGTCATGACCTGCAAGATAGTGCTTAGGAAGACCAGAACTATCGCTATAAACAATTTCTCCGTCCTCGTCTCTCATCACTCCAATGTGGTAAAGCTCATGTTCAAGTAAGTAACAGAACTCTGTATCGTTTGCACGCTCACAGAAAGAAGCGTCGACAGTTATTAAGTATGTTGGCACAAAGCCGAACCAGTCTCGCATCTGTTGCTCTTGTCTGGCCTTACGCCATCCACCAACATTGAACATGACTTTTTCGCACTGGCCTAACACCATAGCTTGCTTGCTTTTATATGCAGAAGAGGCCCAAGCAAATGCTAAAAATTCTTCATTATCGTGAAGCAGCTCAGCTATGTGATCATGATCGGGGTTATAAAGAGGTCCACCAATAGTTAAGTAATTAGCAACAACCCATTTTTTTAGATCTGGTGCTGGTGTTAGTCTTATTGCTTCTTCTTCATCTGCTTGATCAATAAAATCAGTCGGTGGAAATGGTCTGATCTGCTCCATCTTCAATTCTCGCTAATTCGTCTTTTATCCAGTTAATGACATATCCCGACAAAACAGAGTCTGGATGAAAGCGCTCTATTTTGTAACCCATCTCTTCAGCATGATCATATCGATCAAGACTCCATGTTTTATTTGACAGTTTTCCACTACGCCCACCAGACCAGGAACCGCCCTCAATTTCAATGAGCAAACGCAATTTCACAATATGAAAGTCAAAGCGCCAGTGTTTGGTATGGATCGGCTGAAACTTCTGTTCAAATCCAATCGACAAATCCTCAAGCTCTTCCTTAAGTGTTGCCTCAGCCTCGAGATATTTTTGTGTAGGCTTTGGCAGTGGCCGGCTTTTAGGTTTAGTTTTAGGTTCTTTTTTCCGAGTAAGCCAAAAGTATTCTGTAGAATCCATTATTCTTACCCATAAAAAAACCGCCCTAAGGCGGTGGCTAAAAATAGAGACAACTAACTATTATTTCTTAAAAGTTGCCTTATAAAGCTTTGAATTAAAGTAATCCGTAATTTCTTTACCTTCGGTTTGAATTTTTTCCTCATTTAAAGGTAAAAAATCTAATTCATATTTCAAGCTCATATACTCTGGAATAAATTTCTTTATAGGCGGAGGTGGTTTAGGTCCACCTTCTGTAATTTTTTCGATAAATCCAGCTAACCATAAAATATACTCACCTTCTGAATTATGAGGAGGAATCAAACTCACATCTATTTTTACTTTACATTCATCTAATTGTTTACTAATC